CTTCACCTCGCTGCCGAGAGCTGCCGTGACCTTGGATGCCAGATCGCCCATGCGGGCATACATCCAGTTACCGGGGCAGCTCTTGTTCGCAAACCACCGATGGACGGTCAGAACCATCTCGTCAGATTTCGGGGTGTAGTTCAGCGTCTTGGCCTTATCGCCCAGCCAGAGCAGCTTGGTTTTGCCGTTGCGCCTGCAGATATCGGTGCAAAGCTCGATGAGTCTCTTGTACACCACATCTTTGAAAGCGTAAGGCTCGGTGTTGTCGCTGGCACACTCGATGGTGATAGCTCTCTGGTCGTTGGCTGCGGAGGAGGAGCACCAGGAGCGGTTTTTCTCTTCCACATACATCCCGACCCGACCGTCCACGCCGATGCCGTAGTTGCTGCTTGCCTGCCGTGAGGTCGGCAAAAAGATGTTGCCCAGCGTTTCCACACTGCACTGACCCACCACGCAGTGCGGCGTGATGCGTTCAATGCTGTGGGTGCGCTGCCCAGAGTGGTTCGGGCTGAGTTTGGTGTAGGACACCAGGGGGCTGTTCGTGTAAGCCATGTTATTCATCCTCCTTTTCACTGCGGTCATGAAGCTGCTCCAGAACGGATTTCAGCTTCTGCGGAATGGGCAGTCCCAGGTATGCGGCGTTTTCCAACAGGGACACGCCCTCATTCGACAGGTAGAAGAAAATGACGGCGGTGCGCATCACCGAGCCGCTGCCGATGACGCGGGTGTCGAGAATATGCCCGATGCCAACCAGAGCGAAGATGAGTACCTTTTTGAAAATGCCCTTGAATCCGACTTCGCTGGACAGCTTCTTATCCACCACGGCGCACATGATGCCGGTGATGTAGTCGATGACTACGAAAGCCAGAAGCGCGTAAAGCAAGCCGTCACATCCTCCCAGGAACCATCCGAGCCAGCCTCCGATACCGGCAATAACCACCTGAATGGTCGTCCAGAATTCTTTCATGTTGTTTGTCCTCCTTTGAAATTAAAAATGGGTATGAAAAAAGTGACGCCGGAGCGTCACACTTTTCCGATAGCATAGATTGATACTTTGTAGGTTGCCGATGGTACCGTATTTGGTCTTACGGCAAATATCTTTCCGGGGTTGGTCGTTGTAGACCAGCTACTCGAACTGCCTCGCTCCACAAACATGGCGTAATTGCTGTTCTCCGTGGAGATATGGACATGAGGAATTTCCGCGAAGGTAAATGGAAAATTAGGGAGCGCAATTGCGCCGCTCTCATAGAGCACGCCCCATGCCGTCGAAATGGCGGTCGTAAAGGAATACTGACCCCAACATTCCGCTGTACCGCTTTTCCATTTACGATAATTCCAGATGCCGCTTGTCCCTCGCTGAATGACAAAATCCGCAAGGGGTGAGCCATCCACCCGCATATCCCCGGCAACATCCAGCATGGCTTGTGGCTCCGGCGTGTTGATGCCGACCTTCTTTTTCCGCAGTGCAATGAGGGGCGTACCCTGCGGAACAGTAAAATACAGATCTAGACTGCTCAAAGAATAGAGCTTGTCTTGGATCTGTAGATGAAGGTCGTAGGAACTGTTGGCATCCAGATTGCACAGTTCCAAATTGGAGTAGCTGAAAGAGGTTCCGCTTTTTGTCGTGCCGGAATAGATGCTGGTGTAGCTGCCGTAGCTGCTCTCACTGGTTTTCTTGTACCGATACCGCACATAAACCACGCTGTTTTTCTGCGTCCCGTCTACGGTCACAGCAGAAATAGAGCCACTGAATTTGAGCTGCATTTCCGCTTCAATGTCGTTGGTTCGTCGGAGCGTCACCGAGGACACCTTCGGCTTTGCGTATGGGATGACCGTAATAGTTTGGGAAACGCTGGCGGTATAACCGCGGGAGTCCGTGACCGTGAGCGTGACCGTTACGCCGCCGGACTTGGCAATCTTTCCAACAGATAAGGCAGAGCCGGTAGTGTTAGAGGATGACAGCCCGTTGCAGGAAGCTGTGTAGTTGGAAATACTGGCACCGTTTTTTGCAGTTGCCGTTCCGGGCGTGACCTTGAGGGTCGAGTAGTTCTGAACGAATAGCTGGTCGTTGCCTGTGAGGTTTTTCGTGGTCGTGTAGCTGTCGGCATAAGTGAATCCGCTTATGGTCGGAGCAGAATTGGTTGCCGTGGTCAGTACCGTGGCGGTCTTGCTTGAAGTACTGCCGATCTGCGTAGACCCGCTGTAAGACGAAACCGCAAAGGTACCTGTGAACGACTTGATGGACGCCATAGCGTTCAACAGCGTTGTCCTCTGCGCCGATGTCAGCGTGACCGTGCGGTTCGCCGTGCCCTTCGACCAGGAAAGCCCGGAAATAGTCAGGATGGTCGTGCTGCCGTTTTTGAGCACCAGCGTATTGGTGTAGGAGGCTTCGTACACGGTCACATTGATGGTAATGGAAACCGTGGCATTGTCCGCCGTCACCGTGTTGACACTATTCACCACAGCACCGCCCAGCGTCTTGACCGTGGAACTGCCGGAAGTGCCGTAGACGTGGTTGTATTGCCGCCTTGCTCTGACCCTCACCGTGTAGCTTGTATTCGGCGAAAGCGAGGACAATGTTACGCTGGCGCTGGTGGATGCCGTCGTTGAGAACTGCGTCCAGCTCGAACCGCCGTTTGTGCTGTACTGCCAGATGTCCGCCGTGGCAGAGGATGTAGCGGAGATTTTGAACCCGTTTGCCGTGACATTCGATGTACTGAATGTAACTGTGGGAGCAGAGCGGTCAATGGTAGTCAGCGTCATGCTACCGCCGTATTCCTGTGAACCGTAGATATAAACACGGGTCGAGAATCCGACCGCAATCGTTTTGCTGCCGTTGCTGTTGTGAGCTACAGTAATCGTGCCACTGACAGAACCTTTCTTTGCCGGGAAAACACGGTCATCCCAATAGGTACGGTCCTTTGAGTATACGGTCGTACCATTGATCGTTACAGTGGTCGTGTCAATGGTGTAGTAAGTGGATGCGCCACCGGTAGAGGTCAGCGTCCAGGAAAGTGTCGAGCTGTTACCGACCACATTCACGCTTTCTGAAATGTCCAGTTGAAGATAGCGCCCATCGTATGCCGCGCTTTTCCAAGTTGCCATAGCTTTCCCTCCTTAATCCAGAATGACTATGTTCAGCCCTTCGGACGCCGTTGGCATCGGGACAAACTTCGTTTTGCCCACGGTCAGTTCGCCGTCCACCGTGGTTTTCTTGGTCTGCGTTTCGTCCTTGTTCAGGGTGAAAATCACCTCGTCGTTGTAGTAACCGGCGAACTCCGTGTTAGTGATAACCGTCCGCTGGGACGATGCGCTGTTGGATACCTCGATGCCCCGCTTGTCGATCTTGACCTCCTGCGTGTAGATCTCGTTGGGAGCAGGCGTCCACTTTCGGGGAATCGCACCCTCGGTGATCATAATGTCCGCCAGATAAATGGATGCATCCCGGCAGTAGCAGTAGACGCGCAGCGTGGGGTCGGTCACATCGGTGAGCGTGACGGTAAAATCCGTCCAGTCAAAAGCGGTGCTCTTATTGAAGAGATACGCAGTTTTGTTTCCGTTGTAGGTCACATAGAAATACCCGGACATGGTCGAGGTTTTCTTGGCGCGAACGGAAACTGTATAAGTGCCGGGAACTACCCCTCGGATGTACTGCGACAGCGAGGAGTAAGCTCCCAGCACAAAGCAGGAGTCGGAAACGGTGTTGTTCTGGGTGTCCGTGGAGGCATCCGTTTTCACGGTGCCGGAATAGCTCCAATCATCCGTGATGCCGTTCAGGCCGGAAGAGTTTTGCACATAGTTGATGCCGCCGATGTACTGCTCCTGCATGGTGACGGACAAGCCTTCCACCGTGTGCTGAAGCTGAGATACTTTGCTTTCGGAGCTTCGCAGCCGCTCTTCCAGTATGCCTTGGTCGTTGGAAACCGACTCCATAGTTTCGGTAAGAGTCGCCACATAGCTGTTCAGCCCATCCACATTCTGCTGGAGATAGGCTGTTTTCTCTGCAAATTCATCGGTCGAAACATAGGCTCGAAGCACGACTTCGCCGCTCTCCAAATCCCAATAAGACGAGCCGTCCTGCGACTGGATAACACCTGCCTTGATAATGTTCGCCACCAAAGAGCCGGAAGTGATGAAGTCTGCAACGATCTGACCGTCCGCCGTGATGGCGGTTTCGTAGGGGCCGTTGTAGCCGTTACGGGAAAATCCCAAGCCGCCCACATTCCACCGCCAGACATTCACGGCTTCGTCAATGGAGGGAGCGTCCAGAATGAGCAGCTCATAGGGCTGTCCGTTTTCCTCGCTGGTGTGGATGACCACATAGCCGCCGCTCTGACCGGTGATAAGCCCGGTGGCCTTGCCGATGGCGGTTTGGAGCAGCTTTGGAAAGCGTCCTACCGTGGATTCCACCTTATCAACCGAGGACTGCACCTCGGAGATGGTGGTGATCATGCTGGACTTGCTCTGACCGAGGGAAATGCTCTTGTACCGCTCGGCGAGGGTGTCGTACACGGTTTCAATGACCATAGCCGACACACTGACACCCAGAAGCGAGTGCCGGATGGTGACGGTATCGCAGAGATTGACCTGCTCCAGGAGTGCCGAATACTCCGGCTGTTTCCAGAGCGGCTCAAAGGACACCTTCACCGTAGGGATGGTCGCACCCAGCGGATTTGCTTTGATGTAGCTGTTGGCTTTCGCTCGGAGGGCTTCCTCGGTCACAACTCCGTCAAACTGGTCGGAGAAATCCATGATGAGCGTTTTCGCCCGGACGATCTCCGAGGTCACAATGGGGAGCGTGACCTCCGGCAGCGTGATCACCATTTCGGTGTCCGAGCCTTCCGGCGTGTATACGGCATACGGGAGCAATGCGGTATACACGCCGCTGTTGTCCTCGTCCTGCTCCAAGGCGGTGAGGTTCTTGCCGTATTCAATGACCACGCCGGTCTTCTGCCCACGGTGCGAATGGAACTTTACCGTGAAGTTGTCCCACTCAAACTCGCCGTACCATTTGGAGAGCATGGAGCCTTCCGTACCGCCGAGGCAGGCACGGACGCTTTTCGGCTGCGTGACGGAAAACGCCTTTGCATCCGAGTAGTCCGTCCAGCCCGTGAAGCGTGTATCTCCGGCAAGGAGCTGCGAGAGGATAAGCTGCGGAGAACGGCTCTCCGTCGAAAACGGCATCACCGGAACATTGGCGAGGTCATACGAGATGTGCTGACCGTAGATGGTGACGATGCCGTTTAAGGGCTTTGTAATGCGGTAAATACGGAACGCCTGGTCGGCGGCAGTATCGTTGGGTTTTGCCTTGATGATGCACTCCTTGGTGATTAGCCCGTAGTGCTGACCGCTGACCGGGTATTTGAGCAGACACTCAAACACACCGTTTCGCTCTTCGGTCACTTCGCAGGAAATGGTGTCCGTCAGTACGCCAAGACCGAAGGTGGAAAAATCCGTTGCATTGGGCGGGTATAGGACTGGAATCATAGGCTGTCAGCTCCTTCCGGGCATAAAAATACCACCGGGGATTTCTCCCTGGTGGTTGAATGAAAATGAGTTACTTGTAGATTGACAAATAGGAATTTATTAGGCAAACAGAATAAGTGCAACACCTGTGATAAGCAGAACTATACCAACAACAAACTCTACCATTCCCACTTTCTTTGCGTATTCTTCTTTCTTCCGACCGGCTTTGAAGTCCGCCTCAAAACCGTTGATAAGATTGTATTTCTTTTTAAAGTAAATGAAGTATCCAAACAGAAGGAAGGCCAATCCCAGAACTACAGCCAATACCTTTAGGAATATCATATAAACACCTCCACAAAAAATTCCGATTTGTCGTCCTCACTTAAAAACATTATACCATACCTTTTTGAATTTTTCTACCGCTTACAATCGGGAGCGACCTTACAGACAGCACCACCTCGGAATGACCTCGATCCGCTGCACATTTCCTGCACAGGCGATGGTGGTCGTTCCCGGCTTGAGCATAGGAAAGCCGTCGCCGGTAACGGTATCATTTTTGAGGGTGGTATCCTTAAAGCAATTCATAAGTTCGCTGTCAATTTCGATGGTTTCGTCGACCTCTGAAATCGTCCACAGGTTCGTACCTTCGCCCTCCGGCTGAATCATAAGCCGTACTGTGCCGCCTCCATATATTTTGATGTAGGGTTTGCTTGTGAAAGCGGTGGGATTGGTTACAGACAACCTTCTGGTGCCGGATGCTAAAACCTCCTGTCCCGCAAAACTGTATTTGTAGGGCTTGCAGTTGAAGGTCACGGTGAAACTGCCGACCTTGTTCAGCTGTTCCTCAATGTCCAGACTGCCGGAGATGACGCCGTAGCGGAAATACTCCGCATCGTAGGAGTCAGTGATTTCGTGGTATCTGTCCGGCTCGGAATAAAGCCAGCCCTTAATGTCCCGCAGGACAGCGGCAAGTGCGGCTATATTCTTCCGAGCGAGGAACACTGTGTAGGTCACCTTGATGTTGGCAAAGCGGCGGTTCGGATTGATGATGTCGCCATTCCTGCCGGGAATGGAAATGAACTCCGCATCGTATTCCGGTGCGGAGAACACGTCCTTCTTCTCGATATGCAGACCGAACTCAGCGGAACTGCGGCCGTTGTAGGTAAAAGAGGTCATGCGAATACCACTCCTTTCCGCTGGGCGAACTGGTTCGCTGTTTCCATGACTTCGTTGGTGAGTTGACGGATATCCTCACTGCTGTAATTGTTGAAGTTCGTAATGTTCAGGGCAATGGTGAAAGCGGATGCCGCCTTTCCGACCACACCGTCCACGGCAGAGCGGATAGAGCCGTTCACGTCAAAGTCGGTGGGCAGAGCCGTCTGCATATCGTGAGCAAGGTCGCCCATGACGCCGTTGATGTCCTCTGCCATTCCTTCTGCGGCTTTGACCGCTTCATCGCCGTTGCCATCAATGGAGCCTGCAAGACCCTTGACCAGCATTTCACCGACCCATGCCATCTCCTTCGAGGGCGAATGGATACCGAAGAAATCGCAGATGCCGTTCCAGATGGAGGAGATCCACCCGGACACCTTATCCCACAACCACGAGGCAAGCTGGGTAATACCGCTCCACAGTCCCTTGACGATGTTGCCGCCAATCTCCACGATTTTATACATCAGAGAGCCGAAGGCTTTCACGATGCCTGCAATGATCTGCGGCACCGCCTTGACGATCTCCACGATGATGGTAGGCAGATTTTCAATCAGGGCAACGAACAACTGCACGCCTGCCATGATGATCTTATCGATGTTTCCGACCAGTGCATTGACAATGCCGGAGATGATTTGCGGAATTGCCTGTACGATGGTCGTAATGATCTGCGGCAGGGCTTGAATGAGAGAAATCAGCAGGTCGATGCCTGCCTGAATAATGAGCGGTATCGCATTCAGCACAGCATTGATAATGCCGTCAATGATTTTCGGGATAGCTTCCACGATTGCCATAATGATATCCGGCAAGGCAGTCACCAGCGAAGTCAGAAGCTGGATGCCCGTTTCAATGATCTGCGGGATGGAGTCCAGTAAAAAGGTAATGATGCCGTTGATGATCTCCGGCAGAGCGGCGATCAACACGGGGATTGCGTCCAGAAGTCCTTGCGCCAGTCCCGTGATAAGTTGTAAGGCTGCGTCAAGGAGCATCGGCAGGCTGTCCACCAGCCCTTGCACGATGGTGACGATAGCCTGCACCGCTGCCGGGATGAGTGTGGGCAGTGCATCCGCAATGCCTGTCACCAGTGTAGACACCAGCTGAACCGCTGCCTCGATAAGCAGGGGCAGATTCTCGATCAGCGTGTTCACGATGGTCATGAGAGCAGACACCGCCGCCGGGATAAGCTGCGGAAGCAAAGAAAGCAGCGTTTCCAGCACCTGCGAGAACAGTTCGGTGACTGCTTCCAGCAGTGTGGGCAGCAGTTCACCCACAGCCGTCAGCAGAGCATCCAGCGCCGTGGGCAGAGCCGCCACGATGTTCTCAATAACCGGGGTGATGTTCGCCACCACGGTCTTGAAGGCATCCACCATGTTGTTGCACAGCAGCTCCATGTCAGCATCCGCATCACCAAAGCCTACGATGAGGTTCGACACGGCGGATTTCAGCGCATTGACAGAGCCGGAAATAGTGGCTTCCGCTTCCTTGGCAGTTGTGCCCGCAATGTCCATGCTCTCCTGCATGACATGAATGGCTTCCACCACATCTGCGTAGGAGGAGATGTCGTACTTGACACCGGATATTTTCTCCGCATCGGCAAGCAGTCGCTCCATTTCCTGCTTTGTACCGCCGTAGCCCAGCTTGAGGTTGTCGAGCATCGTGTAGTTCTGCTTGGCAAAGCCCTGGTAGGCATTCTGAATGGAGGACATATCCGTGCCCATCTTGTTGGCGTTATCGGACATATCCGTGATTGCCATATCCGCATACTTGGCGGCTTTTTCGGTATCACCGCCGAGAGACTGGATCAGGCTTGCGGAAAAGCCCGTGACCGTCTCCATGTACTCGTTGGCGGAAAGTCCTGCCGTTTTGTATGCATTGGCGGCATACCACTGGATCTCCTGCGAGGAGTCCTTGAACAAGGTATCCACGCCGCCGACCAACTGCTCGTAGTCCGCATAGGCAGCGATGACCTCTTTGCCGAGCTTCACGGCGGCGGCACCTGCGGCAACGGCCACGGCACCGAGTGCCACACCTACGGTTTTGAGAACCTTGCCGAAGCCTTCAAACTTACTGCCGGATTCCTCCGCAGCCTTGCCGCCCTCCTTGATGGCTTTTTCGTTCTCGTCCAGTTCCCGGTTCATGTCGTTGAGGGCGGCTTCGGCATTGTTGAGTTGAATCTGCCAGTTCTGGGTGCGGCGGTCGTTCTCTCCAAAGGAGGTGGCGGCATTCTGCAGAGCCTTGCGAAGGGTGTCGATTTTGGTAGTCTGCTCATCGATCTCTTTTCGCAGCACCTTATTCCGTGCGGCGAGTGCCTCCACGGATTTATCGTTTTTATCGAACTGAGAGGTGGCGAGCTTCATTTCGGAGCCGAGCACCTTGAAGGACTGGTTGATGTCTGCAAGTGCTTTTTTGAACTCCTTTTCGCCCTCAAGACCGATCTTCAGTCCGAAACTGTCTGCCATTCGCCGTCACCTCCTTAAATGCCGTCCGGGATAATATCGTCAATGTAGTGTTCGTGAGCAGGAATAGCCTGCCCGTTATACTGTTTGTGGCACTCCCACAGATCCAACAGCAGACCAAACGGCATCAGCCACACCTCATCCTGCGACAGATGAAGGTGGGCAAGGCCGTAATAAAGAAGCCGGGTAAACAGCTCCGCATCGGAGACCGTTACCCGACTTGCGCGTTTTTTGCGTCTTTCTCGCTTTCCACATTCCGCTTGGTGCCCTTATAGAGAGCTTCTGTAATGGCGGTTTTGTATCCTGCAAGGTCGAGTGGCGTGGTCAGAAGCTCCACCACATCCTCCGTGAGCAGCTCCTTGGGGTGTTCCTTATCCTTGAGGTTGTGGACGAGGATGCTCTGATTTGCAAGAAGCGTAATCAGCCACACGATCTCGCCGATGGCCATTTCAAAGTTCTCGGACTTCATCAGCTTCTCACCGAGGTTTTCCAGCCCGCCGTATCGACCGGCGATCTCCTTGGTAGCCTTGGTCGTGAGGAGCAGCGTATATTCCTCATCACCGATGGTGATGACTGCGGTTCTTTCGTTATCCATTGTGCGTTACCTCCGTTAGCCCTGTTTTTCGGGTGCCGTGGTATAGGTCGGCTCATAGACTTCCTTATACCAGTTCGTGATAGTCGCAGCGGTCACATCGCCCTCCAAAGCCTCCGCTTTCCACGGGTGTTTGCCGCCTGCGTCTGCTTTGTTGCGGCGCAGAATGGTGCCTTCAATGGTCGGCGTAGAGAAAGTAATGCTGTCGCCCTTGGTGGCAAGGTTCGTCGCCGGAATACCGAATTTCACTCGGTACAGCCAGTAATACTTGTACTTGCCGTTGGACTTCTTAGCACGAAAGCCTACCGCCACGGGATCACCGCCGTCCTCGGATGCGGAAATGAGCACCTTGTTTTTGTCGATGGTTGCACCCGTGAGGTCGGATGCCGCCGCAGAGCCGATATCGTCAATGCCGAGGGAGAGTGTGCCGGATTTGAATTCCTTCACGATCTCCGAAGCGCCGTCATCGGCATAGAGCGTCGCCTCCGCCAGTTCCACCGAAAGGTCAGCGGAGATGGCTTTGGCAAGCTGGGACGGCGTACCGTAGGTTTCCTCACCGGCGTCGTTCTCGGTGATTTTTGCGTAATACAGTCTGTCAAGACCGATCGTTGCCATGATTCATTCCTCCAGTTCGTAGATTTGCGCCACATCAATGGCGTAGTGATGATAGCCGGTTTCGGTCTCAAAGCCGATGTACCGGCGGTCGGTAATATAAAAGTCCGCACCAAGCAAGGCGCGGACAAGTGAATTTTTCAGCTTGGTATAGCTGCCCTTTGTGAAAAGGGACAGCCGTGCCTCCTGCGTTTCGCAGCCGGGAGCGTTGTCGGCGTGGAGCTCAAAGCTGTCCGACAGCGGCGTAATCACCAGATAGGTGTCCGGTGCTTTGCCGGAGAACACACCCGTTTCAACGGGAACCCCACAACTTTTTGCGATGGTTTGCAAATCGGATAGCAGGCTCACAGCTTTTCCACCTCCTCATCCAGTGCCTTGGTCATGGCATCGATGCATTCCTGCCGGGATGCGGTTTTCGCAGGCTTCAGAAACGGCTTCGCGGGCTGACCGTGCTTGCCGTATTCGAGAATGTTGGCCAGCTTGGCATTGCTGCCGCCGTCCGAGCGGGGTTCTGCGAAGCCGACCTTGATGTCGTGGTTTCCGTCCCGGTTCAGCTTGGAGGGAGAAAGACCGAGCGCACCTTCCAGTTCGCCTGTGGTGCGGGATTTGAACTTTGTTCCTCTGCCGATAACAGAGGAGAGATTGCTCTTGACTCTCTTCAGCACGACCTCGCCACCGGCCTGCAGGACGGTATCCGCAACGCTGTCAAAGTTGCTGCCGAGCTTGGAGATCTTCAGGAGGAAATCCTCCGGCATTTTCATTTCAGCTTTTGCCAATGGTGGGTTCACTCCTTTTCGCTAAAACCTCGATGTACATCCCACGACCTTTCACATTTTCAACAGAGATGATATTAAATCGCTCTCCGTCACAGATGAGAAAATGGTCGGTAGTGACCGTCAGCCCCGGAATACACCGAAAGCGGAAGAGGTCGGTCGCTTCGCTGAATACGGCAAGGTTTGCCCACCGCTGACTGCCATGCCGTCCTTCACGGTATACACGAACAGAAGCGAGGACTTCATCCTGCGTTGTGGAAAAGCCCTCGCTGTCCTTGATTTGACGGGTTTCTACGATGTCGGCAAAGCCGTTCATTTTTCCAAAACTCATACCTGCCACCGCCTATCCAAGCGGAGCAGCAGATTGACCGTGTTCCACACCTGCTGTGCCGCTCCGGTGTTATCCGCAAAGAAGCCGCCCGTGCTGCCGTCCCGGCTTTCATAGAAGTGGGATGACAGCATGATGACGGCTTGCTCTGTGGTGGCTGGCATGGGATTCTCCTTGTAGTAGCCCTCCGGGATGTGCTGGTAGCTTTCGGCGTAAGAAACAGCGGCGGTGATGTAGCTTTTCAGCAAGGCATCATCCGCCGTATGTTCCAGGATAAGGTTGGCTTTCACTTTGGAAAGAAGCCCATCCATCACCGCCGCCTCCTTTCATCAAGACGCCTTCATCTTCAGAAGCTGGATACCCTCCGGCAGGATGATCTTGCCGTCCACACGCTCGGTGGCAACAAAGCCGACCTGACCGTTGGTGGAATACAGCTCGTTCAGACGCTGAACGGTTCTGCCGGTGCGGTCAGCGATCCAGTAGCTCTGGAAATCGCCGAAGGCAATGGAGAGCGCACCTGCCGCCAGCGTGGGAGCATACGGGCTGGTGTAAATCTCGTAACCGAGCAGTCTGTCCGGCTGACCCGCCTGCAGGGAGGGCTGCCACAGATACTGACCGTTGGAATCCTTCAGCTTACGAAGTGCGGAAACAGTAGCATCGTTCATCAGGAACTTGGCGTTCTTGCGGTACGGTGCTTTCAGTGCATAGATAAGGGAGATCACCTCGTCGGTGGTGACGGCGGTCGCACTGGCTGCGGTAACGCCGACCGTGCCACCGTTGGTGGTGAACAGGCCGGTGGGCTGACCCGTACCGGTGCCGACGCAGAATGCCTGTTCCTCGGCAGCACCGAAGGCGTAGGCAAACTCACGGGCGATGTACTCTTCCAGATCGAAGGCACTGTCATCCAGAAGCTCAATGCTTACCTTCACAAGGTCGGTCAGTTTGTAGGCATCAATGGTCTTCTGTGCGAAGGTGGGATTGCTCTCGGTGTAGGCAGTATTTTCAGCAGTCCACGCAGCGGTGGAATGGGTCGCTGCAACGGGGATCTTACGCTCGTTATCGGTAGTGATGACCTTGCACAGACGGCGCATCACATTTTCCTCCTTGAGCGTGTCCACGATGAACTTCTCAAACTCCGTGGGGACGAGATAGCCGCCGTTGGCGTCCACGCCCTCGGAGAGCACATTGTGGAGCATACGTTTGCCGCGCAGATGCAGACCGAAATCCTCGCGGTAAGCGTTAGACGCTCTGCCGGTCTTGGTTTCGCCGGTCGCTTTCTGGGGCTGCTCGGTGATGGGAGAGGATACGGGCTTTGCAAGCTCTGCGGCAATGGCATCGCGGCGCTCCATGCGTCTGACCTCATTGGTGAGATCGTTCAGCTCCTTCTCCATATTGGCATAAACGGCATCGTCCTCGGCGGACAGAACGCCTTTTCGGTCGCGGTGGGTATCGAGGAAACCCTCCATCGTGTCCCACAGCTTGGCGCGCTTTTCGCGCAGTTCAACGATAGTCATATTGAAATACCTCCATATTAAATGTAGTTTTTGATGGTGTTCAGCTTGGCTCTGAGTTCGTCCACAGAGCGTCCCGTGTGTTCTGGCACGGTAGGTTTGGGGTCAATGGCGCATTTTGCGGCGATTTTCTCCATGAGAGAGTTCACCACATTCGCCTTGGAATACAGCATGGAAACGGTGGGCGCGGGTACGCCATCGGATTCCGAGTTTCTCTGCATGATTTCGTCCGCAAAGCCGAGTTCCACAGCCTTGTTTGCGTCCATCCAAGTTTCGGCATCCATGAGGTGCGAGAGCTTGGCACGGGAAAGCCCCGTCTTGATCTCATAGGCGTTGATGATGGAATCCTTAACGCTTGAGAGCATTTCGATGGCTTTCTGCATCTCGTCTGAATTGCCGAATGCCGCCGTCATGGGGTTGTGGATCATAAGCATGGACACCGGGGATACCAGTACCTTCGTGCCTGCCATAGCGATGACGGACGCTGCGGATGCCGCAATGCCATCGATTTTCACGGTCACATCACCCTTGTAGTCCATGAGCATATTGTAGATTTGCGCTGCAGCCACGCAGTCGCCGCCGGGAGAGTTGATCCACACGGTAATATTTCCGCTGCCGGACATGAGCTCGTCCTTGAAAAGCTGCGGGGTGACATCATCGTCAAACCAGCTTTCCTCGGCGATGGTCCCGTTCAGGAACAGCGTCCGTTCCGCCATCTCCGTTTTGTTCTTCCAATTCCAGAACTTTTTCATCAGGTTTATCCTCCTCTCTTTCATCGATAGGTGTATCTGCAAATGCCCCGGCATTTTTCAGCGGGAGCATATTGCCATTAATGAGGTACAGGTCACCGCCGTCTTCTGCCGGGATGCGGTCGAGGTTTTCCAGCTCCCGGATGTCGTTTGCAGACATCCAGCCGTTCTGGCGGCCGATGGCGTACCCGTTCATGCGAGACTGATAGTCTCCACGGAGCAGACCTTCCAGATTGAACTTCACGAAATACGCAGTTTTTTCGTCCTTCGACAGGAGCGTTCGCTGAATGGACTGTTCCCAGCGGATGACCCAGGGGTCAAGGGTGTATTTCACGAACTCCAAGGACTGCTGCTCAATATTAGAAAAGCTCGACTTTTCCAGGTCGCCAACCATGTGGGGCGGCACTCGGAAAATTCGAGCAATCTCATTGATTTGAAACTTTCGTGTTTCGAGAAACTGCGCCTGCTCCGGCGAGATACCGATAGGCGTGTACTTCATGCCTTCTTCCAGAACGGCGATTTTGTTTGCGTTTCCACTGCCGCCGAAGGTTGACTGCCAGCTCTCACGCACACGCTGCGGGTCTTTGATCGTGCCGGGGTGTTCAAGCACACCACCCGGAGCGGCACCGTTGGCGAAGAACTTTGCGCCGTACTCCTCACAGGCGATAGCCATGCCGATGGCGTTTTTCGCCATAGCAATGGGACTGTAGCCGACCAGACCGTCAAAGCCCAAGCCGGGGATATGAAGCACATCCGAGGGATGAAGCGTTACGGAAAAATCCTTATTTTTTATAGCTTCGTCCGAGCCACGATAATAGGTGTAGTAGAGACGCCCGTTTTCATCTCTGTCCACCGACATCTTATTCGGCATCAAAGGGTACAGAGCTACGATCTCGTTCTTGCCGTTGCGGATGATTTGTGCATAGGCGTTGCCCCAAAGGAGCAGGTGCGTCATGAGGGTTTCTCGGAACACGAAGGAACTCATCTCCGGGTTCGGCTCATCGTGGAGCAAGCGGTAGAGTGGATGGTCGAGCGCCATTGCTTTGCCGCCGCTTTCCGTGTATTTGTAGAGGTGTAGCGGCAGTCCTGCGACAGCTTCCGACAGGATGCGGACGCAGGAATACACGGCGGTCATCTGCATGGCCGAGCGTTCCGTCACCGCTTTGCCTGAGGTGGTACCGCCGAAGAAAAAGGCATAGTTGCTGCCCGTCGTGCGGTTTTGAGGCTTGTCCCTTGATTTGAACAGTCCACTGAAAATTCCCATTTGTATCCTCCTGTACTACATATTTATATAAACAAAAGCCCGCGCGAGTCATATACTGACTCATCGGAGCCTTGGTGGCGAATTGCACGGTCGAGCGCCATGATCGTTGCTACTGCACCGTCAATGCGCTCTGTGCTCTTTTCCTTATCCGGTTTGATATTGCCTGCGGGATCTGTCCGCACATAGATGTTATCCATCATCCATCGCAGCGGGGCGTTGCCGCCGTGGGCGATCCTACCTTCGAGTACCAGTTTCATGAGTTCTTTCGTCGGCGGACTCATATCTTTGAATCCCTGACCGAATGGAACGATCGTGAAACCTGCGTCCGCAAGGTCTTGGCTCATTTGCACTGCGCCCCATCGGTCGTATGCGATTTCCTTGATGTTATATTTGGTGCCAAGATCTGCAATGAATTGCTCGATGAATCCATAATGAATAACGTTTCCTTCGGTTGCCATGGCCGAGCCTTGCGCCTTCCACACATCATACGGTACATGGTCGCGCCGCACTCGGAGGTCAATCGTGTCCTCCGGCACCCAAAAGTACGGGAGAACATAATACGGCTCGTTCTCTTCGCGCGGCGGAAACACAAGAACAAATGCCGTTATGTCCGTACTACTTGAAAGGTCAAGCCCGCCGTAGCACTCTCGGCCAATGAGTGTTTCCGGATTTACGAGGGTATCACATTTATCCCAAGCGTCCATGGGCATCCAGCGCACCGACTGCTTCACCCATTGATTGAGTCGCAGCTGCCTGAAAAGATTCTCTTCCGCTGGATTGTCCTTCGCACTCTGGTAGGCAGCGCGGAGCTTCTCTACATCTACGGTCACATCCAGAGAGGGATTCGCCTTGTACCAATTGCGTTCATCCGACCAATCCGCATCATCGTCGATGCCATATATCACAGGGTAGAAAGTCGGATCGTTTTTGCGTCCGGCGAGAATGTCCTCTGCCTTCTGATGCACCTCCCAGCAGATACTGTTCCTATCGGTGCCTGCAGTTGTGATCAGGAAGAACAGCGGCTGTTTTCGCGCGTCGCCGGAGCCGTGGGTCATAACGTCATACAGCAGCCGGTTTGGCTGGGCGTGGAGCTCATCGAAAACGACACCATGGACGTTCAGCCCGTGCTTCGTATAGGATTCTGCCGACAGCACCTGATAAAAGCTGTTGAGGGGTGTGTAAACCAGTCGCTTCTGGGAAAGCACTGGCTTGATGCGTTTCTTCAGCGCAGGGCATTGCTCCACCATCTGGCAGGCGACGTCAAAGACGATGGATGCCTGCTGCCGGTCTGCTGCGCAGCCGTAGACCTCCGCGCCCCATTCGCCGTCACCGGCCAACAAATAAAGAGCGACCGCTGCTGCGAGTTCGCTCTTGCCTTGTTTCTTCGGTATTTCAATGTACGCCGTGTTGTATTGCCTATATCCGTTTTCTTTAACTGTCCCGAAAACGTCTCGCACAACTTTCTCCTGCCACGGCAGCAGCTCAAAGTTCTTACCATGCCATTCACCCTTTGTATGTTTCAGGGCGGATATAAAGGCAACGGCGCGATCGGCGAGAGTGGCGTTCGTAATGATTTTCTTTTCCGGGACAATGATCTTGTTGTCCGCCAATCGCTCTGTCCCTCCTGTATTTTTCGACAAAAAACGACAGCGTCCGACGCTGCCGCATTCTTCCTTATTTTGCTGTATCTATGAGCGTGACCTCTTCACCAATCAGCTGCAGCGCATCGTTGTAGCTGTCCGCGCTCTGCACTCGCTCCCACAGTTCCTCCCAATCGGCGCTCCTGCCGTCGCGTTGCATCACCCGCTGCACATGTCCGAGTATCCAGAACACGTTGCCTTCGGGGCCGCGACTGTCATATTTCAGTACCGGCTTCTTCATTCGTCAATTCTCCTGCACATGTCTTCACCGTATGCCACCGAGAGCCCACAGCCGTTGTCCCATCTGACCATGATGCTGCCGATATCGTCGACACCTCTGACCGTTCCCTTCGTCCCGATCGGAGGAGCCTGCACGTCGTCCATCTGTACGAGCTCGACTCTGCAGCCGACGGGGTATTCCCAGCGCAGGCGCTCGACCGTCTCTCTTCTGATTCCGAACATCGTCAATCCCTCCTTACAGCGTGTACTGGTGGAGGATGATGTCCTTCGCCAGCTCGGTGTCTTCGTCGATGGGCTTTACGTCCCAGCCGCGATCGTAGTTGCAGACGATTTCGCCTTTGCGCTTCAGCATCAGCTTCGAGACGCGCCCGCCGCCGATCCCGTACTTAGAGCTCTCAGGGTACTGCTTTACCCAGTAGTGGTAGATCCGGTCATGGACTCGGATCGTGCCTTCCTGCCAGTTGCTGCCCGCTGGCCGGGTTTCCTTGACCTTGATCTTGAAGGTCAGGTGGCCGCTGTCGTTCAAGCTGAAGTCCTCGACCGGGCAGGCGCTGTATTCGTCTGGGATGTCCCGAGCGCTGCCGCTGAAGATGTTCGTGCGGCACCGGGTGTTCAGCAGCGTGACCTGAGCGTTCCGGCTGATCAGGTCGTAGAAACTTTCAAGTGTGATCACTGCGTCCACCTCCTTACATGCTTATGAGCGTTACGCTCATGTCTGCGTTGAGGCGGGTTGTGTACCGGTGTTCGTTGCCTTTCCTGTCTCGGCTGATCACGCGGATGTCGCCTTCGTAGGAGCGGTACATCCTGTTGAGCGTTTCGCCTTCGGGGAGCTGGGCTTTGACCTGCTTGATCTGTTTCTCTGTCATGGTGGGGTTGTCTCCTTTGTTTTTGGTAGGACAATTAAGCCAGAGAAGAGCGGGAAAGTCCAGACCAAAACCGCGAAATTAGCAGAAAGAACACAACTAAAAAGCGACCGCAGAACCGTGTTCTGCGCCGCTGCTGCTGTCCTTATTTGAGCATCTTAAGCGCCTCGACCGTCCCGTCCTCGAAGAGTTTTTCGATGTGCTTGACCGCCTGCTGTTCTGTCCATCCGCTGTTCTCTGTGTAGTAGGCCATGAGCGCCTTGATCCCTTCAGGGCGGGTACCTGTCTGTTCGCAGAGAGTGTCGAGCTTCGGGGGCAGGCCGTGCTGCGCTGCGTTCAGCTTTTCGACCGCTGTAGCCGCCGCGCGTTCGGCTCTACCTGCGGAGACCTGTGCGATCTCTGCTTTCTCGAAGGCGTCGAACTCTGCTTCGGTCATGTCTTCGCCCACCAGTGCCCACAGCGCTTCGTGCGCCTGCATCGCGCACCGTGCTGCCATTCTGGCCTGATCCGCGAGCCGCCATGCTTCGTTGCATTGGCCTTCGCTCGCTTTCCGGATGGCCGCCGTGCTGAATCGCTCGGCTGCCGCTGCTTCGTATTTGCAGGCGTCCGCTGCTTCTTTTCTGGTCTCGTACATCGTGTCCGCCTCCTTACATCTCGAATCCGGCGCATCGAACGATCTCGCCAATGGCGTTGAATGCCCGCTTCGGGCTTGAGTAGTCACGGGGCTTGTCTTCGCGTCTGCCGTCGCGGACGATTCTGACCAGCGGGATGCCGTAACTCATGCTGATCTTGATCTCCAGCGTGCTTTCGCTTTCGCCGTACCACACGACCTGCGTTTTCTTCGTCCAGCGCCGAGTGAAGATCTGCCGTCCGTCGTAGGTGAGTTCGCCTTCGTAGTTAAAGCCGTGCTGCGCGACCAGCGCCTGCATGTCTTTCGTTGCCTTTTCCAGTGTCATGGTGGGTACCTCCCTTGTTTATGGTAAGGGTATTAAGCCAGAAAGAAACGAGAAAGTCCAGACGCAAAACCGAAAAGCAGAAGAATTAGCAGTTATAACATATTCGCCGTGACCGGCTGCTTTTTGCCTCCGCGCACGAGCTCGGCGTGATCCGCGCCGGTGAATTTCAGCCAGCGTTTGACAATCACGTCCGCATATTTCGGGTCGAGCTCCATCGTGTAACATGATCTGCCAAGCTGCTCGCAGGCGATGAGTGTGCTACCGCTGCCGCCGAAGGTGTCGAGCACGATGTCGCCCTGCCGCGAGCTATTTTTGATGAGCCGCGCCAAGAGCTTCAACGGCTTCATCGTCGGGTGATCCGCGTTTCGGGCGGGTTTGTTTTCGTCGATCACAGTCGTCGAGACCTTGTCCGAGAAGATTTCCCGCAGCAGATCGCGCATTTCTTCCTTCTTCAGCTTGTTGATATCAATGCGCTTGTCCTCGATCACCGTTGCCTGCGTCCGGTCGTCCACGAAGTAGTGGGAGCCGCCGTCTGTCCAGCCGTAAATGCAAGCTTCGTGCTTCCACTGGTAATCTTGGTGTCCCATCGTGAATGCGTTCTTATTCCACACCAGCATCTGACGCACCTTGCCGAGTGCCTCGTTCGTCGCTCTGCGGAATGCGCCGCCGACCGTCTCGGCGTGCCAGATATAGAACGGAGTGCCGGGTTTCATGACCTCATGCATTCGGCTGAATGCTGCGATCAGGAACGCAAGAAACTGTTCCTCCGGCATATCGTCGTTCTGGATCGTTAGTCCGTTGCTGCCTTCATATGCCACGTTGTATGGCGGATCCGTTACCACGAGGTCGGCCTGCTTGCCGTCCATGAGTGCTGCGATGTCCTGTTTCTCGGTGCTATCCCCACAGTAGAGGACATGCCTGCCGAGTAGCCAGCGGTCGCCGAGCTGTGAGAATGGCTCCGTGCCTTCCGGCGCTGCCTCCGGGGGATCGTCTTCCACGATCTCGCTCTGATCGTCGAACAGTTCGCTCATCTCGCTGACGTCGAAGCCGGTGAGGGTGGCATCGAAGCCGCTCTCATCCAGATCACGCAGCAATGCAGTCAGGAGCGGAACGTCCCACGCGCCGCTGATTTTATTCAGCGCTACGTTCAGGGCTTTTTCCTTCTGTTCGTCGATGTCGAGCACGACGCAGTCCACCTCGGTGTAGCCGAGGTGCAGCAGCACCTTGAGCCGCTGATGCCCGCCGATGACCACACCAGTTCGCTTGTTCCAGATGATCGGCTCCACGTAACCGAACTCGGTTATGCTGCGCTTCAACTTCTCGAACTCAGGGTCACCGGGCTGCAGGTCTTTTCTGGGATTGTACTTCGCGGGGAGCAGTTTCTCCACGCTGATCTTTTCAATGTTCATACCAAACCCCATTCTGCGAACTTCTCAAATCCGCCGATCCTGCGGATGTAGTCGCGGGCGATGCGGACAATCTCGGCATAGGGTCTGCCGTCCACGGTATCGTCGCCGATCGCACAGCAGAGCTCGACCGGTACTTCGTCCCGCTGGGCTTTGAGCCATGCGTAGATGTTCACGCTGACATCTGCCTTCGAGAGGTCTTTCCCATGAAGGCCTCCGCCCGTAATACTGTCTGCCATATCGCTGCCGAGCTTTCGGTTGGTCGCGCCGGTGTCCACATCGATGCCGCCTGTCCAGTCGCCGAGCGGGTTGATCTCCGCGCCGGGGAACTGATCTTGCAGGTCTTCGGTGTCCGCGCAGCTTTGACAGATGATGAGCCGGTCACTGTCGAGAATGTATTTACCATCCGAGGGGTATCGTGCGAAGATTTCTCTTGCGATCTCTGCCAGCGCACGCTGTTCGTCCGTGACGGGGACGCCTCGGAAGATGCCGTTGTCGCCGCAGCGCACGGCATTCGCCTGATTTCTTGCTAGAATGGGATCCTGCGCAACCTCATGGTAGTTTACGACCACGTCGCCCGCGATCCGCGAGACTGCTTCCAGAATATCCGTTGCTGAGATATGCACGGAGGACTCCGCTGCGATATTGCACATGCCGTGCCCGATCAGCACCTCCACGGCGATCTTCGGGTTTGCGCTTTCGTTATATGCCAGATCCACGATCGCGCCTGCGATCCGATCTGCGATTTTGTCCGGATGCGCCGGATTCACTTTTTCAAACATTGTTTTCCTCCTCCAGCATGAAGTTTTCGTAGGGCACGCCCATGTATTCCAGTACCTCGCGCATGCCGAGCCCGCCCTTGTCCCACGGCTTCATGCAGTAGCGCCACAACTGTGGGTGCGTCCGCTGCAGCCGCTGGAAGCGGTTCGGCTCGCTGTCGAGGTGAACGCCGAACATGCAGAAGATGCAGCCCGTCCGAACGTAGCCCATATCGTAAATCTTGCAGTACGGAATATCGTAGGTGCGGATGTATTCCCAGATGTCCGAGTCAGTCCAGAACGAGAGAGGTGCCGACGTCGCCTTCTTGTTATCGTAGGCGTTGCAGCCGTATCGGAGCCAGTTACTTGTCCGCAGCGATGACTCGCACGCCATTGTGCCCACGATCGGCACTCGTCCGGTCTCCTTTGCATACTTGGCAATGGGCTTCTTTTTCATCTCATTGCAGCAGCCTGCGCCAATGTCGAAGGGCGCGTTCAGCATGAATTTCCACCGCTCCGAAATCTTGAAACGGGAGGGCTGGCCGTTGGTGCGTAAGCCGTAAAAGTATTTCTGGATATCGCGCGTGTTCTTTTGGCCGAGACGGATCCGGTGTATCCATTCCGCCTGCTCCTTCGAGATACAGGGATATCCGCATTTCTCGATGACCTTGCGGAACGTGAGCTCTGGCCTTACCCAAACCACATTATCCTTGGCCTTCACGAATTCGCGGATCTCCGGGAACTCCAAGCCCGTATCGCTGTACACGGCGACGATGTTCGGGTACATCCTGCGGCAGATATCCAACAGTACCGTGCTGTCCTTGCCTCCGCTGAATGAAACGTACACGCCGTCTTCGCCCCAGTATTCCACCCAGTCGCGTGTCCGGCGCTGCGTCATCCGCACCTTGATCTCCAGCGGAAGGGATTGCATCTGGTACAGGTCTGAAATGGTGTGGCGGTTATTCTGCGTCGGCATGGCTGGTGATCCTCTCTGCCTTCTGGCCGGTGAACTGCTCCCAGCGCTTGACGGCGAGGTCGCAGTATTCCGGGCTTTTCTCCATTGCGTAGCACACGCGCTCCAGCTGCTCACAGGCGATAATCGTTGTACCGCTGCCGCTGAACGGCTCCAGAACAATGTCGCCGCGATCAGAGTGCATCTTGATGCAGCGCCAAGGGAGTTCCACCGGGTACATTGCCGGGTGATCCTTGTTCGCGCGTACCGTGTTCATCTCCCAGATGCCTGCGTAGCCCCAGTTCTTGCGTTCCTCTTTGGTGAGGCGCTTGACGAAGCGGTATGCGTGACCGGCGTATGCCGACAGCCACATGTATTCCTGATCGTTGTACTCCACATCGCCATTTTTGCTGAACGCGGAGATGTATTCGTACTGCTGCACCGGCTTGTTCGTCACCAGATGGTAGGGGCCGACGCCGAAGTTCTGTCCCTGCTTTTTCCAGATGCGAATCCAGATTGGGCGGAAGCCCTGCTCCGCGAAAAGCTGGGAGGAGTAAAAGTTTGTCGGCTCGATGAACTGTGTACCGGTGGCGTAGAGGTCGCCGAGGTTCCAGCAGACGATTCCAGCATAACGTGTCAGGTTCTTGACCACCGGGCGCATGGTTTCAAACCACGGCTCGATGCCTTTGCTTTCGTAATCCTTGCCGACGCCATACGGCGGGGACGTGACCGTCATCTGCGCTTTGTTGCCGTTTATGAGCTTGGCGAAATCCACCTCCGAAGTGGAATCACCGCACATGAGTCGATGTACCCCCAGCTTCCAGACATCGCCGGTCTTAGTGACCGCACCCTTTGCCTTGATTTTTTCGGCTTCTCCGTCAACGTCGAAATCATCCTGCACCGCTTCCTTGGAGTAGAAAGCATTCAGGAGCTCATCGACCTCGGCGGCATCGAAACCTGTGAGGGTGACGTCGAACTCGCTGCCGTCGAACTCCGTGAGCAAAGCGGCCAGCTTATCTTTGTCCCATTCACCCTGAATCTTATTGAGCGCCACATTCAGCGCTTTTTCGCGCATTGGGTCAAGATCCACTACGACGCAGTCAATCTCTGTGATCCCAAGATCACGCATGACCGTCAGCCGCTGGTGGCCGCCGACCACGTTGCCGGTCTGTTTATTCCAGATGACCGGCTCCACATAACCGAATTCCGTAATGCTGCGCTTGAGCTTTTCGTATTCCGCGTCACCGGGTTTGAGCGCCCGACGCGGGTTGTATTCCGCAGCTTTCAGCTTTTCCACGGGGATTTTTTCTATCTGCATGTGTATCTCCTTATCCGAGCAGCCGCTCCATCAGATCGTCGTTCGGGTTGCTGCTACCGATGGGCGTTTCGCAGTTGTCCTTCACGATCTGGTAGATCTGCAGCCATAATACGTTTGCCTGCTTTAAAAACGAAATGCCCATATTCACATACGGGCTGGCGATCGGCAGTTGTGTGGTCGGGTGCTTGGCAAGCAATCCATATTGGTTGATGCCTTCCTCGCACTGGATCCAACGCTGCATGTACAGAGCATACTGCTCAATCAGTTCTTTCTTGACGTAGATGGCACACCCGCGCTCATTGAGCCAGCGCCACGTGTCTTCGTAAATCTGCGGTGCAAGGTTTTGCTGCGAGTTTTTTGTGACCTGCTTCAGGTATTCGGCGACCGGCGGCATGTCCTCACCATGCATATCCGTCTTCTGAATTTCAAACTGCAGCTTCGTCAGCGGTGCCTTGCCGGGGTTTCCATCCATAATTTTCTCAGATAGCGCTTTCTTCTTGCGCCCTGCGCCGGGGCGAGCACCGCCATGTCCATTTGCCATGTGCGCTACCTCCATTTCGTTTGATTTCTTGAAATCGCGGGTGCTATACCCATCTTGATTTCCCGATTTTTCGCGCGTGACCCCGCGCCGTTGTCCGCGTAATCAAGTTTTCAAGATTTTGATCCCCCTACCGGTCGCCTAGGTCGTGGTGAATCTTGTTATGACAGCTTTGGCATAGCGACATTAGGTTGTCCGCTGCGTGAGTTCCGCCACGGCTGATCGGCACGATATGATGAACTTCTTCTACCGGTGTGATCCGACCTTCTTTAAGGCACTGTTCACACAGCGGATGGGATGCTACATATCTGGCGCGGATCCGGTGCCACGCTCTTCCGTATTTACTCGCGGTATGTGGTGACCGCTCATATCGATCATACTGCTGCCTTGCGTATTTCCTGTGCTGCTCACAATATTGCCCGTCAGTCAGGTTAGGGCATCCGGGGTAAGCGCACGGCCTCTTAGGTTTACGCGGCATAGTCTCACTTCCTCTTGCGGAAGTGCTCTCGCAGCCAGTATTTGAGGACATACCAACACTGCTCTAAAGTGCCGACTTTCCTATATGACATTGATCTGCTTCTTCCGTCTGTATTGGCGTATATAAGAAAAGCCCACGCGGGGTGTCCCATGTGAGCTCTCTATGTTCTTCGCCTATTATAATGATACCGCATTTCCTGACCGACTTTAACTGACATCGACTGACATCACATGACATCTTTCAATCGATTATCGAGTTCCTCGACCGCTGCTTTGTGCAGCCGGTAAATGTGTCTTTCGCAAAAGCCCATCTCTGCCGCGATATCGTCCCACGGCGTTTCCTGCACATACCGCAGAATTAGGAGCCTCGATAAGTCATCATTTTCTAAGAGGTCGATTTTAGCAATCAGGGCTTTGCGCTCTTCAGCGAGCTTTGTGATCTCCATCTCCAAATCGACCTTCCTGCAGATGGCGCTTGCCATAGGCGAAGAGTCAGAGCGTGGATTATGCGGCATGCCGGTCAAGCGGGCGGAGGTGTTCTTCGCCTGCTCGATCAGTGTGTCGATTTTTGTTCTCCGATAATCGATCGCTTTTCGGATTTTGATAATGCGTTCCAAAAGAGCCTTCGCCGTCATATCTCAGCCCTCGCAAGATAGTCGAGCAGGTAATCCGGGTCTGCATCCGTCAGGAAGTGAAACCATTCGGAGTGAAAGAACCGCTCGACATCATTTTTCTCGTTTCTGGCCGTTTCGTATCTCGGATTACGCCGAAGCTGTCGCAGCGCTTTCCGGTAATCCTTAGCGGCCTGTACGATAATGGCGTTTGCCAAAGTTCTATAGGGATCATCCATCATACAGTGCCTCCTTCTTTGATATGACCGCCTGCACGTCCTCAACGCTATAAACGACTACTGCTGTTCCACCAGCTTTTCGGATCTGGTCAATGGTAGCCGCCTGCAGTTTTGTCGGGGTGTTTCTGCCGACCTTGGCTTCCAGCGCAATGAAGCGTCCCTTGTGACAGACGATGATATCGGGAATACCAGCGGTACCATATTGCCCACCGTGCTCCTTCCAAAAGAAGCACTCCGGTACCGTGGCAAGGTATTTGCGTATTTTCTGAATCAATGCTGCTTCGTTCATCTGCGTTCCTCCAGCCGCTGAGGTATGAACCATACTGACTGCTTTTTCTGTTCTTTTTCTATATTTCTTCTCACATACGGCTTTATAGAAAAAAGAATCAGAAAGAATCGTACCTCAGTCATAGCCTCGATGCGACACCGCGAATGGACAGCCCGATCCATTCCACGGCTCCTGTACTTGCGGAACGCTTCTTCTCAAAGCCCATTTCCAGAAGCTTCTGGCTGAACGGGCGCTGGGAAAGTGCATATTCGCCGTTGTCTTTGCACCACTCGTCATAGGAAGAACGCAGCATTTTGTTTGATACACGGACACCTTCCCGCGCCTCGCAGCATTCCTCAAAGAACGTAGCGAATGAATCCATTTCTGTCCGGTACTCTGTTGTCGCTCTTTTGACACTGGGCGGATCCTGTATACCTTCGCGTTGCCAGAGGAGGCACCCTTTAACCGCCCAAGCAAGAATACCGGGCATCTCCTTTGCCATAATCTTATCGGCAAAGTGTTTGTCGCGGTTTGCCTCCGTGAACGTGTTCTCAAAGGGCATGAGCTTGATCCTGCGCCAGATCGAATGGGTCGTATCACGGATGATCGGCTTATGGTTCGCCGCCAGAAACACTTTGAACTGTGGGACATATTCGAAGTATTCACCGTAGAGGAAGCGCGTTACCAGCTTGTCTCCACCGGTCATGGATTTGATCAGGGATTCGGCAAGCCGCTTGTTCTCTTCCATCTCAATAGCTGTAACAAACCGCGCACCCTTGAGGCGAGCAATATCGTTATTTACGCTTTCGTTCTTTTTCTGCATGAACGCATCGCTCGACGCACTCTGGGCGTAGGTATTCATCACAGCCGAGAAGATATTGAGAAATGTGCTTTTTCCGTTGCTGCCGGTTCCGTAAAGCATGAACATCGCCTGCTCGGATGTATCGCCGGTCAGCGCATAGCCGAGTGCCTTCTGCATGTACCGGATCGTGTCGGCATCGCTCTTTGTGATCGTCTCCAACAGCGTATCCCATAACGGCGTAGTGCAATTCTCATCGAAGGAGGCGTTGCAGATGCGGGTAATGTAGTCCGCCTTGTTAAACGGCTGCAGTTTTCCGGTCTTCAGGTTGATCGTGCCGTTCTGGCAGTTGAGCAGCCACGGGTTTGCATCCCAGTCGTCAGGCGCAATCGCCAGATCCTTCATGCCTGCCGCAAGCGTAATGAGAAGTTTGATCTTATTGCCGCTTTCGCTACGCATGGCATGCTGGATCAATGCTTTTCGCTGATCGCCTGCGGGAAGCATATCCGCGTAAGTGTAAATGCTGCGGACACACTGAATCGCATATTCTACGATCGTGCCTTCGTCCTGCTCCCAGAACTTTCCGTTCCAGATAAACCATTTCTTATATACAGAGCAGTATTTGACCTCGTCCTTGAACATCGCCACAAAGCGTTCCGCGTTTCCGACGTCGGTCAGCTTGTACTGCGGGTCAGGTTCGTCCGGCTCATAGCGGGTGATACTCTTGGCGATTGCCACGACCGTCTCATCGTCAAGGGGCGGATCGAGACGTTCTTTGTTTTCGGCACGAAGTGTAGCAATGATGCCATCCTCACTGATGCCTTTACGGCGAAGTGCTCCGGCAAGAGAGGCCAAATGATTGTTTCTGCCGCCTTCTTTGATCTTCTTGCGGGGCTGCTTGTCCGTAGCCTTTTTCTTTTGGGTAAGCTTAGTGCCAACCTTGCGAATCTCATCTACCAGCCAGCTCGGCATTTCCGCCGCTTCACACTCAAAAGGAGAGAGTCCAGTATCCCACGCATATCGGTTACCGCTCTGATGCATGCTGGGTGCTGCAACGATCAATCCACCTTGTGTGCGCACATCAAGGCCGTCACGGAATCCAACCACATTTTTGAGTGCCAGTTCTTCTGTGTATTTGAAAATGTAGTGTTTACCGCCACTACCGGTCGTCGCCGTGATCGTCTTCGGCAATGCACCGTACTCTGCGACCAGATCCGTGAGACTCTTATCTCCATCATGTCGAGTGTCAACGTCCAGCGCTACCAGACCGCTCTTTTCACCCATGGGAATACCAATGTTGGCAAGGGGCGTCTGATTCCACCATCCAGTGATCTTGGCGACATCCGTTGTCGCTTCGTCACTCCAATTCTTAATACGGGGGTGTTTGCCCTTGGCCTGACACATATCCCCAAGCCTGCAGGAGCATGTGCCATCCTGTTTGAGCCAGTGGAGCGGGAAAACGGGAATGCCTGCTTTTGCATATCGCAGGGCTTCATCTATCATCTTCATGGATTTCCTCCAGTCTTTCGCTATAAAATCGGATGCGCTTCTTCAGTCGACGGGCTTCGTGGATCTCTGCCTGCATGCCGGATGAGTGCTCTGTCCCGAACACCCACACTTCCTCGCACAGCGCCAGCAACGCCTGTCCGAAGAGTAGTCCAAGCTCGCGCTGCTCCGGGTCGCCGTCATCCAGAATCTGCGGGTACAGCAGGTGACTGACCACGGGGAGGCGCTTTTTCTCTATGGCGAAGCGGGCGTATCGGATCGCCGCTGCCGTGTTTCCTTCAATGTCCCCAGCGTACTTCGAGACGACGTACACCTTGGGTCGCGCCTTGATCTCCGAGTGCTTACGGTAGATGCGGCGCTGGTTCTGGCGGTATTCCTTCATGATCGTCGCCATCGCTGCGCCTGCCGTGGGATCGGTGTAACCTTCCTTGTTCTTATACATAGGACACCTCCAGCTCATGCAGTTTGCCGAAGCAGGTGCCATGTTCGCCCTCGGCGACGATCGGGATATCGAAGGCCGCAAAGGGCTGCCGCTCCATCGCCGTGCGAATGATGCGGATCGCTTCGTCTTCGTGCCCGTCATCTACCTCGAAAAGCAGCTCATCGTGAATCTGCAGGATCGGACGGATATACGGCTTGTCCGCGAGCTCTCTGATCAGCTCCGCCATCGCCAGCTTCAGGATCTCCGCTGCGGTGCCCTGAATCGGCGTATTCATGCTACATCGTTCAGCAAAACTCCGCTTGCCCCAGTCGGCGCGGTTATTGATGTTCGGGAGATAGCGCCTTCTGCCGAAGGACGTCTCGCTGTACCCATTGATCCGAGCCGCTCTGACCGTCTCTTCCTGCCATTCAGACAAGCGAGGATAACCGGTCTTCAGGTTAGCAATGATACGGGCGCACTGATCCTCGGTCTTTTCGAGCCCCGCCTTGAACTTGAGTGTTCGCTGCAGACCGCGCGGAAACAGACCGTAGAACGTGCCGAAGTTCACGTTTTTGGCGATCGTCCGGCGCTCTTTGTAATCTGGATCGTCCTTGTCCTGCGCCTCATCGACGCTGATCCCGAAAATGACCGATGTGGTGCTGGCGTGGATGTCGCCGCCGCTGCGGTACGTTTCCATCATTCGTGGGTCGCGGCAGTAGAACGCGCCGACGCGCAGCTCGATCTGCGAGAAGTCGAAATCGAGGAAGGACGTGCCCTCCGGCGCGACCACGAACTGCCTGACGCCGATCGGGTCAGAGCCCTTGCGGGGCATATTCTGCAGATTGGGTCTGCGGGATGCAAAACGTCCCGTGTCGGTTCCCATCGGCAGAAGGTCGGGGTGTATTCTACCGGTCGCCGGATTGATCCATTTGAGGTATCCATCGATGTAGGTGCTCTTGATCTTTGCCCACTTGCGGAATTCCTGTACGGTATCGAAGAAGGAAACCATCTCAGGACGGTGCTTTTTGCAATATGCACGAAGCAACTGCATAGCCTCATCGTCCGCTGCCTCGGCATATTTGGTTGTGGTCTTCAGGACGGGCAGGTTTTCTGTCTTATACAGATAGTCCTTGAATGCCTGCGTTCCACAGTTCTCTCCGATATCCACATTGCCGATAACCGCCTGCAGCTTTGCTCGAAGATCCACAAGGTGTGCTTCGGCCTCCACCTTCTTTTCCTCCATGAGGTCGGTATCGAACAGGACGCCGTTATACTTCATCATGCCGGTGAAAACGGCGGTTGGGCTTTCGATCTTTTCACAGATCAGGCGGTGCTTCGGGATGTTGTTCTCAAACCAGTCGTTGAACGTGTAGTAAAGCTGCAGCGCCCAGTCGCTATCCGCACAGGCGTACCGGCAGGTGTCCCATGCATCTGGGTCGAGCTCATCAAAACTGTGCTCGCCAACCACATCCTCAAATTTCGGGAGTTCAACACCATACAGATACGGGACAAGGGTTTTAAGTCCGCTGTCGCCGAGATCGCGGTACTCGAAATCGTTTTTCAGCGTAAGCTGTGAAGCAACGATCGTGTCGTACACGGGCTCCTGCAACACGATCCCGTCTTTATACAGGAACATTGCCTCAAACGCCATGTTGTGTGCGATTTTGACTGTTTTCGGATTCTGAAATACGCGCTGCCGCAGGAATTTCATAACAGAAGCGAGGCTGGCGTTCTTACCGACGCGATGCCGGAGCGGGATGTATCTGCCTGTGCCAGCCTTCACGGAAAGCGACACGCCGGTGATGTCTGCCTTATGTGCATCCAATGCCGCTTTGCTATCGCTGCGATATTTTTCCGTGGGCGATGTCTCGAAGTCAAAGGAAACAACGCCAGCGCTGCCGATATATTCTTCAATTTCCGCAATATTGCGGATCATCTTATAATCATTCATAGTCTCTACCTCAAATCGTGCAGCCGTGAGCACCGTGAATAGGCGCTCACGGCTGCTGTGTCCTTATTCCGCTGCAGTCTCGGTTTCGGCAACAGAAACCTTGCCTGCGATGAGCTTGACCTGCTCGGTCATGGATGCGATATTCTTCTTTTCCTCCGGGGAAAGAGGACGATCCACAGAGCAGATCACCTGACTGTAATTGATGCCGGTGCTATTCTGCGCCCGCTTCAGCGTGAACTTCGTGACCACGTGGTTCGCTTTCATGCCACGGGTCACGAGGCGGGTGACGTATTTCGTGAACTCCGCCAGCGAGCCAGTGGGCAGCGTCATAATCATCGGAAGCATTTCACCTTCGCGCAGGAGGTACATGCGGCGCTTCTGTTTGCAAGCCATACCTCCGTTTTCTCCGCTGCCAAACTTAGCATACGGACAGGTCTTGCAGTCCCTGCATTCGCCGGTCTCGGCAACGACGCCAATCTTACCGTCCAAGCTGGAGCAGTCGGGCGGATTGTTGCCTCCGGTGAATTTCTCTTTATAGTAGCTGTTGATCGGGTGATGATACAGAATGACGGCGCTAAAGTCTTTGGCGCTGTCGGGGCTGTTCGGATCGTCGCCGGGTACTTCGTAGGCGAGCCCGCCGCCTGCGGGAATCTTGATGCGCTCGAAGCTGGGACGCAGGCCGTCAAGCTCTTCACTAAACAGCTCGGCGAGATTTACGGTTTCGGTAAGATAACCGGTGTTCTGATCGGTGGTAGCAATTGCAGTGGTGTTCTTTGTGTTCATGGTGCTTATCTCCTTTTTTATTTCTTAGATTTGGATACGCGGATGCTCGGCTGCTCGAACACCTGAATCACGCCTTCGAGCCAGTCGGGGAGCACATCGTCGTTGTTGGCCTTGAGTTCTTTGACCGTTGCACCAAGCGTCATGGTGTTGATGGTGAACAGATGGTCGAAGCCATGTGCTCGCATCCTTCGGTACAGTTCTTCCTTTTCTTCCGGTACCGCGCCGGGGAATTCACGAATTACAAGGGAGAAGCGGGATCCGTTGCGGTCAAAGCCGGTGCATTCTTCATCCGTCATCAGCTGAATCAGCTCGGCCTCCACCGAATCGATGCGTTCCTGCACATCTTTGAGCTTTGCCTGAAGGTCAGATTTCTCGTCTCGCAGCGCCTTCAAGGTATCCGCCGCAGCGAGCATGCTTTTTTCGTTCATATCGTTATCCTCCAATGATTTTTTTGTAGTCATCGACGAGTAGCTTGGAGACATCGGCCTTCTGCTTGAGCGCACCCATGACTTTTTCGTCAATGGTGTCTTTGCAGACAAGGTGAATGTAAACGCCGCGCTTCGTTTGCCCGATCCGGCGCACACGCGCCATGGATTGCTGGTAGTTGGCATAGCTGAAATCCAGCGAGTAGTACACGCAGACGCTGCCTGCCGTGAGGGTAAGCCCCATGCCGGTGGTCTGTAACTGCCCGACAAACACCTTGGTGTCGGGATCGGTCTGGAAGGCGGAAACCTGCTCGGCGCGATCCTTCACGTCACCTTTGATCAGGGCGTACCCGATGTTCTTCTTGCGGAGCATACGGGCGATCGCATCGATCTCCGGCACGAAGCGGGCGAACACGATGACTTTTTTTCCCTCCTCCATGCAGCTGTCGATCACGTCCTCGAGGGCGTCGAGCTTTGCCGTCGATAGCTGCTGGGCGTCATCACCGTCATCGTTTCGGACGAATCCGCCTGTGATCTGTGAGAGGCGCAGAAGCTGGGTCAGCACGTTGCGGGTCGTGATTTCGCCGTTCATGAGCTCGGCGAAGCTATCCTTTTCAATGCCGTCATAGATCTTCTGGGCATTTTGCTCCAGCTTTACCGGTCGTACCTCTTCCACAAATTCCGGCAGATCAACCGCCTCGTCGATACGAATGCGATATGCGATGGAATGTGCCTTTTCGACCAGCTCCGCCAGATGCTTGTAACCGACGGTCTGATGATTCTGAAATCCACCAAGAATGGCGTAGTAGGCGCGGAAGCCGTAGAAACTGCCACCAAAGATGCTTTCATCCAGAAACTTATACTGGCTAAAAAAGTCCAGAGGGCTGTTTGTGATGGGTGTGCCTGTTAGAATCAGGTTATAGCTGCTGATCTTACCGAGCCGGTGCAGTGCCTTCGAGCACTTTGCCTGCGGATTCTTGATTTTGCTGCTTTCGTCACACACGATCATGTCCGGGTGCCAGCGAGTGAGTTCCGCCTCCAGCCTCCAGCAGCTTTCGTAGTTGACTACGATGATCTGAAGGCCATTGCCGATCATGTATCGGATGGTATCGGCCTTTTTCGCGCTGGTTCCGTCGAGCACAGCCAGTTGATAAGGGAAATCCGCGAATTTTTCAAACTCTTGCTCCCAGACGTCCACGATAGATTTCGGGCAGACGACCAACATCTGCGTGATTTTGTGCTTGTGGTGGAGTGTGCCCGCCAGCGCAATTGTGGTGATCGTCTTGCCGGTGCCCATGTCCATGAGAAAGGCACAGCCTTTACTTGTCATCGGAATCACCGCCTTCCATCTGCTCTATGGCAAGCGCCATGTGAAGCTGTCGGTGCTGCCTGTCAGGCATGATCAGCAAATTCTCCGGACTGTTGTCGGAGGCATCGCCGTTCATGTGATGGACTACTTCGCCGTGCTCCAGCGGTCTGCCGATGTATGCCTCCGCTGCGGCACGCGCCTTCTTTGAGTTGGCTTTGCCGCGATCGGCGATATGGCAGTAAGGATTACGCTGGCGATTGAGATCCGTGAGATGAGCTGCCTTATGGCCACGGGCAAGTTTGGCGAAATCCACATTCTCGCTCATCCATTTATTCCGGTGCTCCACAGAGCAGAAATTCTTTCTGCTTGGCTTTTTCCGCTCGATGGCCTTCCCACAGACCACACAATGCACAATCATGCTGTACCTCCGATCCCGAAGGTTCGCAGGGCAAAGTTGTATGCTCTGATCTGGTGCTGATAAGGTGTTGCCTTGATCGGCATCGGAATGAGCGGGACTTCGTCGCCTGCGTCCTGCGTCTTGATATCCGGCGAAAGCGTATCGTCGAGGGATGCACCGAGCAGCTGCAGCAGTGCTACATTTTCCTTGGAATAAGGCACCACCCATGCCTTGTCATCTGGATCATAAAATCTTCCATCGATTTCTTTGATGCTCTCTTTCGCCAGAAATGCGTCGTATATGCGAATGTGATTGCCGTCTCTTATTGCATTCAATGATTTTTCTCCTTCACACTTGGTTTAGCGAAGGCGGAAAGGATACGCTGCATCGTTTCCTGCTGATCCGGCTGCAGTCCGGGGAGGAGGGAGCGAAGCAAAGCCTCCTGATCGTCGTTTAAGTACCGGCGAGTGACGTACCATCCGTCCATGGCGCGGACACCGCCCGCTGCGCCTTGTACTGTGACAATGGGGTAAGAACATGAGAGTACGAGAATGTCGCGCTCGATCGTCCTTCTGCTGACACCGAATTCAGACGCCAAATTCTCAATGCGCTCTGTTCTTCGATCGCTGATTGCCTCCAGCACTTGCTGTCTGCGCTCAATCGCGCTCTGCATGTTCTCACCTCCTTCCGTCCTTCGTTGTCTTTATTTTCAGAGATAAACCCGACACCTAATGTCGTGTTCAAAAGGGTTTTTTAAATAATCTTCTTTTTTCTCAGTAGAAATGAAAAATGCCCGCTGCAGCAGGATTGCTCCTACCGCAGCGGGCATAAAAAGACCGGCAGATAGAATTATCCTTCAGGATTTCTATCTGCCGGAAGCCTATTGATCTGTGTCAATTTCGATCCCATAACAGATTTTACTGTTGTGTCGGTACCCCTAACGGTTCTGGCCGAGTCCGGTACTCATGGCGCAACAGCAGTCTTATTTGTTTTCATTGTGGTTGCTGATGTACGTTGTACCAGCTCTACCATGACCTTTGCGTCCTGATCAACGACCACACGCAAAGGGCTTCCGCATTTCGGACAATTTAGCTCCATACCATCACAGCGCTTCGATCTGCCGATCGGCTTGCTACACTTTGGACAGCAGGCATACAAAAGCGTGTCTAATTCGCCCATCCGACTTCCTCCTTGCTTCCTGTGGTACGCGCGGGCATTTATACGGCCTCCGGGGCAACGTACTGCGCAAGCTGTCCCATTTTTATAAGAGGGATCCGCACAGTGTGCTTACGGGCGTATTCGCCATCCATAACCATGGTGTGGCAATGCTCACATTCCATCCATCCGCCTGTTTCATCTAAAAACAAGCCTTTATTCAAAGTGCCACAAATCGGGCACGTAACATCGTATTGTTCCATTTCAGTTCCTCCGATCAACCTAAATCTGTGATTTCAATGGAGTAGATATCCTCGAAATATATCTGCTCACCATCCAGTTTGAGCCAACGGAACGTACAGCTCACGTCCGTGATCCTGCCACATTTGGTGACGTCGTGAAAGGCGCAGTAGCAGTCAATTTCAACTTTCATACCGCGCCTAAGCTTCAAGAAAATCCGCGAGTTGTGTTCTGCCTGCTCTTCGGAAATATCATGGCGCTCTACTCGCAGGTGCCGTTCTTCACGATCCCGCAAAGCCTCCTGTAAGCCCTTCATTGCATCAAACGGGCTGAATATTTTAGCTCTTTCTGCTCTTGTCAT